TCTGCACCGCGTTGCGGAAGATCAGCTCGCGCCGGGCCTTGCCCAGGCTGAACACGTCCGGCGCCGCGTCGCGGATCGTGCGCTGCCACTCGGCGAAGGTGGCACCGCTCGCCGTGGCCGCGGCCAGGCTGTCGGCGGCGGCCTGCACCTGGTCGAGCGCGGCCAGGCCGGAGATCGCGAAGCCGCGGGCCCGCACCGCCTGCAGGCGGGCGCCGTAGAACTCGGCCGGCAGCATGGCCTTGCGCGCCCGCGCCCAGGCGATCGCCTCGGCAAACGGCACGTCGAAGTCGAGCCGCAGCGCGTCGCCGCGGTCGAAGGCGGCCGGCCGCGCGGTCACGTGCGCCGCTCTTCGGCTGCCACGTACCCCAGCACGGCCGCGGCGTAGCTGGCGCGGTCGAGCGTCGCCTGGAAGCGCGGATCGGCCTGCGGCACCAACGCTGAGAGGCGGCTGCGCAGGTCGTCCTCGTCGCGCGCGGCCAGCACCGCCGCCCGGATCGCCTCCGGGGCGATCGGGTCGCCGGCGACCAGTCGCGCCAGGCCGTCCTCGATGCCCTGCTGCACGGGCGTGTAGCCCCGCTGCGCCGCGAATGACGCCGGGATGGCCGGCGCTGACCCGTCCGGCGCGCCGATCGCGCCTCCTGCGCCTTCCTGGCCGGCCGGCGCGGCCTTCGGCTCGACCATCGTGAACTCGTTGAGCTCGAGGTCATAGCGCTCGGCGATGTACTCGGCACTGAGCCGCACGCCGACCTTCTCGACCAGCACCGCATCGCGGTCGGCGCGCTCGCGCTCCAGGCCGGTGTCGTCGGCCATGACAAACCGCGGTGCCTCGCCGCCATGGCCGTTGAACTGCCACAACGCATCAACCAGGCGCTGCACGGTGCGCGAGACCAGCCGGAGGTCGGCGTTGCGGCGGTCGGCGCGGACGTTATCGGCCACGCGGGCGGCGGCGTAGCTGCCGCCGGTCGAGGCGTCGGTGGTCAGCGTCTGGCCGAGGATGACCTTCTGGATGCGCCGGCAGATCACGGCGTCGAAGGCCTCGAAATGGCCGGTGCCACCCGTGGCTTGCACGGCGGTCACCTCGTCTTCGGAGCCCACGGCCAGCGCCGCGCCGGCCAGCATGGTGTTCAGGCTGTCGGCCATGGCCTGCGCGTCGCCGCCGGTCTTGCCCAGCAGCATCGGCGTGCCGTAGCGCTCCAGCCAGCGCAGCCAGTACTGCCAGCCGTGCTGGCGGAAGAACCACGGCCAGTACAGGCGCGACAGCAGGGCTTCGCCGTAGGGGTTGCGGGTGCTGCCCTGGCGCACCGTGAGCAGCATCTTGCGCGGGTCGGTCGGCTCGCCGTCGAGCGGGCCGCCGGGGCGCTTGAAGCGCGCCGTGACGCCGTCGCCGGCGGGCACGAACCATTCCATCGGCCGCTCGGCGACGAAGGCAAGGCCGGCACCGCTGCCCTCGTTGCGATAGACGATCTCGGCCACGCTGTAGCCGTACAGCACGGCGGAAAAGATCGTGCGCAGCAGCGGCTCCATGTGCGGCGCCAGCTCGGAGGCGAGCGCCTTGCGGTGCCGCTCCGTGCCGCCTTCCAGGCGCCAGGGCGTGCCGACGACCGCCTCGCGGCGGGTGTCGATCGCCGCGGTGATCTCGTCGTCCATCTCGACGACGCGAAGCTGGTGGCGGGCGATGCCGGCGCGACGCAGCGCCTCGTCGGGGTCCGGCAGGGTGGCGAAGATGGCGAACATGCGATCGAGCGTTGCCTGCTCGTTGGTCATGGCCTTCGGCGCGCCGAAGCGGGCGGGCTCGGCGCGCGGCCGGAAGAGGCCGGCGACCGTCTGCATCAGATTCATGGGACAACCCTCTCATGTTCGAGGAACAACGCGATTTGCGACGGCGGCACGTCGTTGCGCGCGGCCACCAGGATCGCGCGGACGGAACGTTCGGTCAGGCCGAAGCGCAGCGCCAGCTCGGTGTGCGTTTCACCGGACAACCGGCGCGTGACGATCTCTTCGTTTCGGCGGCCGATCAGCCAGTGCATGCACTTCGGGATTTCGAGGTAGCCGGCGCCGAGCGCTGCGACCAGCCGCTTCTGCAGGTCCGCGCCGACGGCGGCGACCACGGGGTCGCGCGGCGACGGTTCGGCGGCCAGTTTCTGGCGCGTGCCCCCGAGTTGCGCCGCCAGTGTGATGGCGGCGTCGAAGCCGATGCAGTCGATGATCGGCTGCATGCTGCTCACCAGGCTGCCGCGGGTCATGTGAAGACCGGCAGCCGGATACGCTCGCCGGCGCCGGCGACCCGTCCGGCGCTCGTCGACGGCAACGCGGCGAACCCGTCGGCCGCGGCGTCGACCTGGTCGTCATGGCGGGCGTCCGGGAACTGCTCCAGCTCGGCGAAGAAGGCGTCGTTCCACGGCGCGCGGACCACGTCGACTTGGCCGGCCTGCCACTGCGCCGCGAACGGCTCGGCGCTGGCGACCTTGTTCGTCGAGCGCCGCCGGCGTGAGATCGACCAGCCAGCGAGCATCTGCACGTAGCTCTCGCCCTGTTCCTTGCCGGCCTGGCCGGGGTCCTCCGGCACAGTGATCCGCACCGACTTGCTGTCGATCTCGGCCACACGCCGCACCAGCGCCCGCACCGCCGCGGCCTTCCGCCGGTCGCGCACGACATCGAGCACGACGAAGCGGCCATTGTGGCGGCGGCCGATCTTCAGGCCGACCGTCCAGTCCGGATCCTCGTTGCCGTCGCCGGGTTCGGTGGCGGCCAGGTCCCAGGCGCGGACCGTCACCGCGATGTCCGTCGGCGCCTGCTCGAGGATCGCCGCCTCCTGGCGGCGGAAGTACAGCCCGGCAGCAGGCCGGATCTTCCAGTTGCCGCCGAGCAGCCGCTCACGCTCGACCCGCGCCAGCGCCTTCAGGTTCGCCAGGTAGCCGGGATCATGCGCGAGCAGCACCTTGTTGTCGTGAATGCTGGCGGCGATGAAGGTCAGGCTTTTGCAGTCCGTCGCGGCCACGCCGCAGCGCGCCGCCAGCTCGTCTGCGCGGTCGCCCCAGTGCAGCGCGTCGCCGACGCGCACGAACCAGCGCACGACGCCGGAGCGCCGAGGGATCGGCAGCCCGGTGTCAGGGTCGATCCACCAGGCGATGAATTCCGCGACCCACGAATCAGCATCCGGGTTGCAGGTGGCCCGCACGTACGGCCGCACGCCGCAGGTGGAGCGGTTGCGCGAGAGCATGTAGAAGAACTGCGCCCGGCTGAAGTGCGTCAGCTCGTCGAATTCGATCAGCGGAATCTGCGCGCCATGCCAGTTGAGCACGTCGTTCTCAAGATTCAGATGCGCGAACGACACCCGGGCCCCGCCCGGGAACAGGTAGATCGGCCGCGGCGCCAGGCGAGGCCGTGCCCGCAGCAGCGGGTAGAGCTTGGCGGCCTCGTCCCACAGGCCGCCCTCGTTGGTGATCTGTGTGGCCTCGCGGCGGAAGATCACCGCGCCAAAGTCGCGGTTGCCGACGTGCCGCAGCGGCTCCATGAGCAGCGCCCAGGTTTTGCCGCCGCCGGCCGCGCCTCCGTAGATGGCGATGTCGGCCGGCGTGGCAAGGAACGCCTCTTGCGGCCCGGCCTGTGGCCGGATCTCGATCCGCTCAGCCACCGCCGCGGCCGTTTGTCGGGATGTAGATCTGCACCACCAGCGGCTGGCCGTCCTTGCCGGCGAGCTCGAGCCCGACCTTGTCGTTAAACAGGCCTAGGTGCCGCGACAGCGAATCGAGCGCCGCCTGCTTGTCGGACAGCTTGACCTTCGTCACCTCGCCGATGCCGACCTTGTCGTTGCCCACGGTCACGACCTCGAGGGCGGAGATGGCCGCTGCGTCGTCGTCGTCAAGCTGGGTAATCGGTCGCAGGCAGCCGGCGTCGTCGACCAGGCGGCGCACGTCACGGAACGCCAGGCGCGCGTACTCGCGGACGATGCGCTCCTGTGTCACGGCCATGCGGTCGGCGAGCTTCTTTCGCTCGGCGGCAATGGCGGCCGCAACGTGACTTTTCGAAACCAAACGCGGACCGATCCATTGCGCGGTCTTCTTGCTGTACTTGGCCCTGATCGCTGCGGCGGTCGCGTTGAGATCCTTGATGTACTCGCCGACGAAATCCGCCTGCTTCGGCGTCAAACCGTTGGCGTCTTTGGCCGGCATGTCATCACCGTGACGTCGATAGAGCGCATCGGCTGGCGGCGCTTGCTGCCGTCCTTTCGGTCTGTCATTTCATACAGCGCGAGATTCCGCTGCTCGTCGAGCGTGGCGAAAACCGGAGTTGCCGACACCGATTGCGCCAGCTCGAACAGCGCGTTCCACTCTGGAACCGAGTACCCGATTCCGGCCTTGCATTGCACCAGCAAGATGCTTCCGGTTCTGATCGCGGTCAGGTCGACCGGAGACTTCGACTGCGGGGACCGAACGACGAAGTACCCGGATGCCTTGAGCGCGTCCCTGACGCGATACTCGAATCGTCGGCCCGCGGCATAGCGACCGGCGCGCGGCGCCTTCAGCTCGATCACATGGTCGTACTCGTCGGCGAACTGTCGCTGCATGTGCCGCGAGAAGCCGAGGTCGTCGTACCTGTACCGGGCGCAGTATCGAGACAGATTCAGACGAGAGGCTTTGAAGTGCCCCCAGATTGCCGACGCGGCCTCATCCGAGATGTGCTTCCACGTTGAGATGTACGGTCGCTCGCGCTTCTTGTTTGTCAAGCCGCACTCACGCGCCTTCCTGCAAATGTATTGCTTGGTTCTTCCCATTGCCTTGGCAAGATCATCCAAGCGGCCGGCGTTGGCGAAAGCCTGATACTCGACTGACAGGCGCAGTGTGTCGGCGTCCGTCCACGGTTGGCCGCTGCCATTTGTTGCGATTCCGGCACGGTTCAGCCGCTTGCGGACGGTCTCTGCGCAGATGCCAGCCATCGTTGCCACCTTCCAGATGCTTCCGTGCTCGGCATAGGCCGAAGCCAGGTCGATTTCGGTCATTGTGCCGGCGCGTCCATGTCGAGCAGCAGCTGTAGCTGCTCGGTCTGCGCCGCCAGCTTCTCGCGCTTCTCGGTGTCCGCGGCGGCCGCCACGTACTTGCGCAGGACCGCGGGGGTGAGCTTGTGCTGCTTGGCCACGCGCTTGAGGAGGTCGGCCAGCGCGCCGGCGTGGTCGGCGGCGATCGTGTGCGCGTTGACCAGCTCCGGCATCTGCCGGCGCAGCGCGGTCGCGTTCAGGCCGGCGGCGAGATCGGCGTCGACGGTGATCTCGGTGCGGTCGGGCTTTGATTCGATCTTGCGGATGTTCAGCATGTTAGTAGTTACCCGTAAGCCCTGTTGGTAAAGCGTCGAAATTCGTCGGTTGTTGTCAACTCGAAAATCCGCTGTAGAGCGAGCACTGGCGCTGGTTTCCATATTGTTGTCAATACTCTCTCTCTCTCTCTCTTTTTATCTGAGACTCAAAAGGGAACTAGCGACCCCCCTCGCAACAATGACAACAACGCGGAAACCCGCGCCGTTGCTCGCTCATATGCGTCGACAACACGTTGACGACATTCGACGTTTACGACGTAATTGAT